GGTCAAGAGGTGTGTCGACATTGATACTGAAAAATGGAAGAACACAGATTCACTCACAAGAGATGCGTTAATATATGGTATCAAATCAGGTGATATCTGGCTAAACAAAATTAAACACAATAAACAAGGAGAAAGAATTTATGGCAACGTCTGTCTTGAGGTTTACTTGCCCTCACGTGGAACTTGCTTGTTACAGCATGTCAATCTCGCAGCATGTCAAACCCAATCCATCAGAGAGGGTTTCATTAAAGGTATGTCCGAGTTGTGCAGCCTCCATAGCAGGACAGGTGTTGGAGCAACTGGAGAATACTTGTCGTCTGATATCGACAGACAAGTTGGCCTCGGTATCCTCGGATTAGCTAACTTATTAGCTAGACATGGTATAACATACGAACAATTTGGTAAAGCATTACAATGCGTAAATAATCATGGACCTATTGTTACCAGAGCAGAGCATCTTGCCAGCGAACTTAGATATGGTATTGAAGCTGCCGCAGAGGTGGCTAGGGCTAATAATATGGTTAGAGCTTTCGCAATTGCTCCGACAGCCTCTTGTAGTTATAGAAGCAAGAGTTTGGATGGCTTTACGAGTACCCCAGAAATTGCACCCCCAATCTCTCGCTCTGTGGACAGAGATAGTGGGACATTCGGAGTGCAAACCTATAATTATGGACAAGTAGAAATAGCTAGTGAAGTAGGCTGGGAAGCTTACAAAAGAGTAGCAGATCAGATAATGATAATGTATGATAAAACAGGACTTCTTCATGGCTACAGCTTCAACTCTTGGAGTGATGTTGTAGAATACGATGAGCAATTCGTGGAAGAGTGGTTGGCTTCGCCTCAAACCTCCTTATATTACAGCCTTCAGGTGATGGGAGACGTACAAGATAAGAGCGATGCATATGCAGCATTAGATCAAGAAGACGTTGACGATTACTTGCAGGGTATTTTACAAGAAAACCCTATTACATGTGATTGCCAAGAATAATGAAAGACCCCTATGTTAAATTACTCAACAGAAAAAGAACTTGGACACCAGTCCAGACCACAGCTGGTAAGCTTAAAGATGGAGCCGAAGAAGCCATCTACCGTGCTCTTGCAATACGGCATATGGAGCTACCAGTTGGCAACTTTATTACAGAGGCACTTGAGAAAGATGTTCCCGACTCTGCACGAACACTTTTAGAAGCTAATGTACAAGATGAGATCAAACATGATCTTGCACTAACATATATCACGAACGCTATAGGCGTTGATGAAAAAGCAGAGTATGAAGCTTTCAGGTTACGTGATGCCTGGGAGTCTCACCCTGATCACACTATATTAAAAGCATTGGTAGCTGAACGTGCAATCTTCTTTGTTATCCTACCTTTTTTTAGGTTCTGTGGTGATGCTGGTTTACGCACGACCTCGGCAGATATCTCAAGAGACGAGCAGGTACATGTTGCCTGTAATTCTCTCGTATCTGCTGCTATGGGTCTACGCCCTAGTAATTCTTTGGACAAACTTAGGAAGGCCACAATTAATTGGATATTCCAACCTTTAGGTATAAATACTACCGATAAATATTTGAACAAAAATTTTTGGCTGGATTCATCAGACCGATTAATGTATGAGGGAAAAGCACCTCAACTTTCTGACACCAGATCTGCCCGTATGCCAGCTTTCTTTGAACATGCAAACACAAATTTACCCCAGTACGCTTAAGGTTTATTCCGATAAGCTAGATGGATTGGTAGCTGATCTTGAAGATAAATTTTCTTGGCAACCAGTCCATCCTAAAGAAGAAATTTCATCTATCATGTACCGAGCTGGTCAAGAAAGCGTGGTACAATATATCAAACAATTATTAGAGGACGATTAATATGTGTATAGGACCATTCGCTCCAAAACCGCCAAAGAGGCTGGCCTTACCAGACTTAGGTGCATCTAATCGAGCTGCTACTGATGAAGTAAGTACACCAGTAGAAGGACGGGATGCTAAAACAAAAGATGACCTAGCTAGAGTAAATCTAGGTGCAAATAAAAAACAAAGTGGACCATCAGGATCTAAGAAAACAGGAACAAATGCCTTATCTATTGGTGGGTATCTTAATACAGGCAATGTAGCCCAAGGAAATAATACTACAGGGTTAAATGTATGAACAAAGCAAAGGCAAGATATGATCAGTTAGCAACTAACAGAAGTCAATTCTTAGATACAGCTGTTGAGTGTTCAGAACTTACCTTACCATATTTAATACAACATGACCTTAGACAAAGAGGTAACACTAAAAGTTTAACACAACCATGGCAGTCAATTGGTGCCAAGGCGGTAGTTACATTAGCAGCTAAACTAATGTTAGCTATGCTACCTCCACAAACTAGCTTCTTCAAGCTACAAGTCAGAGATGATAAGTTAGGAGAAGAAATGGATCCATCTATGAGAAGTGAGTTAGACTTATCTTTCTCTAAGATGGAACGTATGGTTATGGATTATATAGCTGCATCAAGTGATAGAGTTGTTGTCCATCAAGCATTAAAACATCTGATTGTATCAGGTAATGCTCTTATCTTTATGGGTAAGGATGGTTTAAAGAACTTCCCACTCCAAAGATATGTTGTTAATAGAGATGGTAACGGTAACATATTAGAAATAGTTACTAAAGAATTAATTAGTAGGAAGGTTTTAGGTGCTGAACTGCCTGAACCATTGCCCAATGCACCAGGAGATGATGGGTACAAAACAGGTTCAGAAGAAGACGACGTAGAAGTATACACTTGCGTTAAACTAGATGAGAAGAGTGGTCGTTGGGTTTGGTATCAGGAAGCAGAAGGTATGGTTCTTCCTAATAGCCGTAGCACAGCACCAAAGAATGCCTCACCTTGGTTAGTTCTTCGTTTTAATACAGTCGATGGAGAGGACTACGGACGTGGTAGAGTAGAAGAGTTTATAGGAGACCTAAGATCACTTGATGGGCTGTCACAGGCTCTTGTGGAGGGTGCTAGTGTAGCATCTAAAGTTATCTTCCTAGTGTCACCTTCAGCTACAACTAAACCACAGACCTTATCCAAAGCTGGTAACGGTGCTATCATTCAAGGTAGACCAGAAGATGTAGGAGTTGTACAAGTAGGTAAGACAGCTGACTTTGCTACAGCTGCTAGTCTTGCACAACAGATAGAAAAAAGAATATTAGATGCTTTCCTTGTACTTAATGTAAGGGATAGTGAGAGGACTACAGCAGAAGAAGTAAGAATGACACAACAAGAGTTGAATGAACAACTCGGTGGTCTATTCTCACTGTTAACTGTTGAGTTCCTTGTACCATATCTAAATAGAACCTTGTTAGTATTGCAACGTAGCAATCAACTACCTAAGTTACCTAAAGATATAGTACGTCCTAAGATAGTAGCTGGAGTTAACGCTCTAGGTAGAGGACAAGATAGAGAAGCATTAACTACATTCATTCAAACTATAACTCAAACACTAGGTCCAGATGCATTACTTAAGTTTGTAGATCCTAGTGAAGCTATTAAAAGATTAGCTGCAGCTCAAGGTATAGATGTATTAAATCTAATCAAGACACCTGAGCAACTACAACAAGATATGCAGCAGCAGCAACAGATGCAAGCTCAGCAATCGTTAACTGATCAAGCAGGTCAATTAGCATCTACACCAATGATGGATGCTTCTAAAGATCCTGATGCTACTGATCGTATCTCGGCATTAACTCAAGCAATTCAACCACCACAATAATTATGGCAGAAACATTAACATATGATCCAGGTACTAGTGAAGAGACTAGTGTAGAAAATTTATCTCAAGAAGAGCAAGAATCTCTGAAGGTAGGTGAGCAATTAGTAGAACAGCAAGAGCAGTTATTAGCAGGTAAATATAAAGATGCAGAAGAATTAGAAAAAGCTTATGTCGAACTTCAAAAGAAACTTGGAGAAAAAGGTACTGAAGATAGCGAGAAAGCTAGGGACACCGAATCTTCTGACAGAGAAACAGATCAAGAAGAAGAGAAAGAAACTGAAGAAGATGTTGAATACTATCTAGAAGATGGTAAGGTTAATTACGAAGCAGTTAACGATGCTTACGGTGAGAAGCTAGGTAATATATTTAAAGATTCAGAAGTAGACCCATGGAGTATCAGTAAACATTTCCATGAGAATCAAGGTACTATTACTGATGATATGTATAAATCATTAGAAGATGCTGGTTTATCCAGAGCATCTATTGATGCATACTTAGCTGGTAGAGCTTATGAATCTGGATACACTCAAGCAGAAGGTAATGATATATCTGACTCACAAGTAAATCAGATAAAGAATTTTGCTGGTGGAGAAGAAGCTTACAACAACTTAGTTACATGGGCTGGTCAGAATTTAGACCCAGAAGCTATAGATGCTTTTGATAGTATTGTAACTAATGGTAGTATCCAAGCTATAGAATTAGCTGTGTCTGGTTTGAAGAGCCAGTACGAAGCAAGCAATGGTTACGAAGGTAAGATGTATAGTGGTAAAGCTGCTAAAGGTGGTACCGATGTATTCAGAAGTCAGGCTGAATTAGTAGCAGCTATGGGTGATCCTAGATATGATAGAGACCCAGCATACCGACAAGATATTATAAACAAACTAGAAAGATCTGACAACTTACAATTCTAACGGAGATTAATTATGGCTAGAGGAGACGGAACAGCTGTTGTAGGATACGATCCTGAAAACAGAGCAGATGATTTCCATGTTGAATACATGGTACATGAAACAGGAGCTAGATGGTTTATACCATACAATAATAATGCAAGTACTGCTGATCAACTTGCTCAGTGTGATAAGCTAGTTGGTGATACCGATGATGGTACAGTGGCAGGTAGTGAAACGGTGGCATAATCATGGGTAGAGGTAGATCAGAAAGACCTTTCGAGGCTGACGATCATGAACTTGAAGCTATCAAAGCTCTTTATAAAAAATTAGGAATACCTTTTAAAGGTAAAGGTAAGGGTGATAAGGCTAGTCTTCAAATTAGACCTAACCAAATCATGCTTCCTTTTGTACCTAAAGAGGCAGAGACAGATGACCAGTATGGTGATGGTGTAGAGGGTATAGAAGATAAACAAGCTTCCAAGCGTCAACCCTTGATGATATCTCATGGTAAATACTTTAATGAGTATGGAGAACCAATTCAAAACCCTGCTTTTGGTATAGATCCAGCAGGTAATCCAGTTAACCTACCACATATGGAGCAGACACCTGAAGAGAAGATACGTAACCAAGAGTTACATAAACTAAAGTATCATAGTAATAACAAATTAGGAAGTAATTGGTCTAAAAGATTATTAGCTGGAGCTACTTCTCGACAGATAAGAGATAGACTAAAACCATTTACAAAAGGTAAAGGATATGACGATGCTGGTGGTTCTTTAAGAGGTATACCTGATTCGTTAAGAATTCAATTATTGAGAGACGCAAAAGCATAGGTGTATCGTGGCGACCTGAACTTTCATCCTCGCCCATTAACTTACATTTATTTTAATGAACGACACAGAAGTAATCGCACTTCAAGCACCTATCGAATACACTATGAACGACAACGCTGAATTACAAAATGGACGCTGGGCTATGATTGGTATCTGGGCAGCTCTAGGAGCGTACGCCACGACTGGACAAATTATCCCTGGCGTATTTTAAATGAAAAAAATTACATTAGCTCTTGCA